GCTGCTAAAGAGTCACAGCATTTTTTACGGTTCCACGTTCCCTGCCCGCATTGTGGGGAAGAGCAGTACCTGAAATTCGGCGATAAAGAGACGCCGTTCGGTTTCAAGTGGACGCCGGGTGAACCTGCCAGCGTGTTCTATCTTTGCGAGCACAACGCCTGTGTGATCAAGCAGCAGGAGCTCGATTTTGCGCAGGCACGTTACATTTGCGACGAAACGGGTATCTGGACGCGGGACGGTCTGTGCTGGTTTTCATCATCCGGTACCGAAATTGATCCACCAGACAGCGTCACTTTTCATATCTGGACCGCCTACAGCCCCTTCACGACCTGGGTACAAATCGTCAAAGACTGGATCAAAACAAAAGGGGATACCGGCAAGCGTAAGACTTTCGTGAATACTACGCTTGGCGAGACATGGGAGCCGAAAATCGGCGATCGCCCCGATGCTGACGTAATGGCCGAACGCAAAGAACACTTTGGCGCCGCGGTTCCGGAACGGGTTGCCTATCTCACTGCCGGGATCGACTCACAGCTTGATCGTTATGAAATGCGGGTCTGGGGGTGGGGGCCAGGCGAAGAAAGCTGGCTCATCGACAGACTGATTATCATGGGCCGTCATGACGATGAAGCCACTCTGCTCAGGGTGGATGAGGGGATCAACCGGACATATACCCGGCAGAATGGAGTGGAAATGTCGATTTCACGTATCTGCTGGGATATTGGCGGTATCGACCCGACCATCGTTTATACCCGCTCGAAAAAGCATGGCTTGTTCCGCCTGATACCCATTAAAGGAGCATCTGTCTACGGTAAACCCGTTGCGAGCATGCCACGTAAACGCAACAAAAACGGTGTTTATCTTACGGAAGTGGGGACCGATACGGCAAAAGAACAAATCTATAACCGTTTCACACTGGAGCCAGAGGGCGACGAGCCACTTGCTGGCGCGGTGCATTTCCCGAATAACCCTGAAATCTATGATTTAGCTGAAGCTCAGCAACTGCCAGCTTAGGAGCAGGTCGAAAAGTGGGTGGACGGTAAGAAAAAAATTGTATGGGACAGCAAAAAACGACGAAATGAAGCGCTTGACTGCTTTGTATATGCACTTGCAGCCCTGCGGATCAGCATCTCGCGGTGGCAGCTTAATCTCGATGCTCTCCTGGCAGGTCTGCTGGAGGAAGACAGCGGCCGTAAAAATAATAAAACCCTGGCGGATTACGCCCGGGCATTATCCGGAGAAGAATAATGGCGACACAGGCTGACCTGGAAGCAGCGCGCGCTGCGTTACATGACCTCATGATGGGTAAGCGGGTTGCGACGGTACAGAAAGATGGTCGCAAAGTGGAGTTTACCGCCACTTCTGTCTCTGACCTCAAAAAATACATTGCTGACCTTGAATCTCAGGTTGGTTCCACTTCACGGCGCCGGGGACCGGCAGGGTTTTACGTATGAAATTACCAGCTTTAGTGGGGCCGGACGGTAAAACATCCCTGCGGGACTATGCCGGTTATCACGGCGGTGAGGGAGGATTTGGGGGCCAGTTACGGGCATGGAATCCACCGAGTGAAAGTGCCGATGCCGCACTTCTTCCCAATTTTTCGCGCGGTAATGCCAGGGCTGATGATCTGGTCAGGAATAATGGCTATGCAGCCAATGCCGTCCAGCTTCACCAGGATCATATTGTCGGGTCATTTTTCCGGCTAAGCCATCGCCCAAGCTGGCGCTTCCTCGGTATTAGTGAAGAGGAGGCCCGGGCATTCTCCCGGGAAGTCGAGGCGGCATGGAAGGAATTTGCTGAAGACGACTGCTGCTGCATTGATGCCGAACGCAAACGCACGTTCACCATGATGATCCGTGAAGGTGTTGCAATGCATGCTTTCAACGGTGAGTTGTGTGCTCAGGCCACCTGGGATAGCAGTGCCACCCGCCTTTTTCGCACGCAATTCAAAATGGTCAGCCCGAAGCGTGTCAGTAACCCGAATAACATGGGAGACACTCGCAACTGCCGTGCCGGTGTCAGCATAAACGATACTGGTGCAGCGCTGGGTTACTGGGTGGGCGGGGACGGGTATCCGGGCTGGATGGCGCAGAAGTGGACGTATATCCCCCGTGAGCTGCCCGGGGGCAGACCATCTTTTATCCACGTATTCGAGCCGCTTGAAGACGGACAAACCCGAGGTGCCAACGTGTTTTACAGCGTGATGGAGCAGATGAAAATGCTCGATACCCTGCAAAATACGCAGCTGCAGAGTGCGATCGTGAAAGCGATGTATGCAGCCACAATCGAAAGTGAGCTGGACACGCAGACGGCGATGGATTTTATTCTCGGCTCTGACAGTAAAGACCAGCAAAGCAAAATGACAGGCTGGCTGGGTGAAATGGCATCGTATTACACCGCAGCGCCGGTTCGACTCGGTGGTGCTAAAGTCCCGCATCTGATGCCTGGTGATTCACTGAATCTTCAGTCAGCACAGGACACGGACAACGGTTATTCAACCTTTGAGCAGTCACTGCTGCGTTATATCGCCGCCGGACTGGGGGTGTCATACGAGCAGCTTTCGCGCAACTATTCGCAGATGAGTTACTCCACCGCACGCGCCAGCGCCAACGAGTCCTGGGCCTATTTCATGGGGCGTCGCAAGTTTGTCGCATCCCGCCAGGCCAGCCAGATGTTTCTTTGCTGGCTGGAGGAGGCCGTCGTCCGTCGTGTGGTCACTCTGCCTTCTAAAGCTCGCTTCAGTTTCCAGGAGGCGAGAAGTGCCTGGGGTAACTGCGACTGGATTGGCTCAGGACGAATGGCAATTGACGGACTGAAAGAAGTGCAGGAAGCCGCCATGCTGATTGAGGCGGGGCTCAGCACCTATGAGAAAGAGTGCGCTAAACGGGGTGAAGACTACCAGGAGATATTTGCCCAGCAGGTGAGAGAAACAATCGAACGCCGGGCTGCGGGCCTTACACCTCCGGCATGGGCGGCAGTCGCCTTTGAATCCGGCCTGAAAAAATCAAATGAGGAGGAGAAAGATGACGCCAGAGCTGCGTAATCTCCCGCATATTGCCAGCATGGCCTTCAATGAGCCGCTGATGCTTGAACCCGCCTACGCGCGGGTTTTCTTTTGCGCGCTGGCGGGCCAGTTGGGCATTACCCGACTTACCGATACGGTGTCGGGCGCAACGCTTGGTGCTGAGCAGATTGCCGAACCGCTGGCGCTCTTTGGCGATGACGAGGAAATGGGTCCCCGGCCGTCGCGCAGTTACCAGATAACGAACGGCATCGCGGTGCTGCCGGTTTCCGGCACGCTGGTGAGTAAAACCCGTTCGCTGCAGCCTTATTCCGGCATGACGGGATACAACGGCATTATTGCCCGCCTGCAGCAGGCCATGAGTGATCCCGGTGTAGACGGCATTCTTCTCGATATGGATACGCCCGGCGGGATGGTGTCTGGCGCATTTGACTGCGCCGACATTATTGCGCGTATGCGCGATATCAAACCCATCTGGGCGCTGGCAAACGATATGAACTGCAGCGCCGGGCAGCTTATCGCCAGTGCCGCTTCCCGCCGGCTGGTTACTCAGACCGCGCGGACGGGCTCAATCGGCGTGATGATGGCGCACAGCAATTACGGAGCCGCCCTGAAAACGCAGGGCGTCGAGGTCACGCTGATTTACAGCGGCGATCATAAAATCGACGGCAATCCCTACGAAAAACTACCAAAGGACGTTCGCGCTGACTTTCAGACGCGAATAGACGCCACGCGTCAGATGTTTGCCGAAAAGGTTTCCGCTTATACCCGCATTTCTGTGCAGGCCGTACTGGACACCGAGGCGGCTGTCTTCTCCGGCCAGGAGTCCGTGGATAACGGTCTGGCGGATGAACTTGTTAACAATACCGATGCGCTCGGCGTGATGCGTGAAGCACTCGACAGACGCAAAAAAACAACCACTGGAGGAACTATGCCATCACCTTCTGCATCTGCAGCGACCAATCAGCCAGCTGACCAGACAGCTACACAGACTACTGCACCGGCTGAGCAGGTCACTACCGTTGACACAACAACCGCTGCCCTGACGGCCCCGGCAGACCTGAGCGCTCAGGTATCGGCAGCCGTAGCCGCCGAGAATGGTCGCATCATGGGTATTCTGAACTGTGAAGAGGCAAAAGGTCGCGAATCACAGGCCCGTGCGTTGGCCGAAACGCCGGGCATGACGGTCGAGAGTGCGCAGCGCATTCTGGCCGCGGCACCGCAAAGCGCCCAGGCGCGTACCGATACGGCGCTGGATCGTCTGATGGAAACCGCACCAGGCGCGCTTTCAACAGGGAATGCCTCTGCTGAAGCCGGCGACGATTTGTTAAACACCCCCGTTTAAGAGGCTAATATGGCAATCACCGAAGTATTTACTCATCACCAGCCGCTCGGTAACAGCGATCCGGCACACACCGCGTATGCACCGGGCGAGCTGACGGCATCCACCCCGGCAATGACCCCGCTCATGCTCGATGCTACGTCCGGCAAACTGACCATCTGGGACGGCGAGCATGCAGGTGCAGCATGCGGCATTCTGGCTGTTACTGCAGATCAGAGCAGCGCGGAGCTGGCATTTTATAAATCCGGCTCATTCCGCATTGAAGATGTGCTCTGGCCTTCTGCCGTCACCGACGACCACATTAAGCGAAATGCTTTCACCGGCACGGGCATCAGCATCGTTTAAGTCACTTCGTATCAGTCTCTTTCATCCATAAAGGCCGCCAGCGCGGCTTTTTTTACGGGAAAAATCTATGTCAATGTATACCACTGCCCAGTTGCTGGCGGTCAATGAGAAGAAATTTAAGTTCGATCCGCTTTTTCTTCGCATCTTCTTCCGGGAAAGCTATCCCTTCAGCACTGAGAAAGTGTACCTGTCGCAAATCCCGGGTCTGGTTAACATGGCGCTGTATGTCTCGCCTGTTATTTCTGGCAAGGTCATCCGTTCCCGCGGGGGTACCACCTCAGAATTTACACCCGGCTATGTCAAGCCGAAGCACGAAGTAAACCCGCAGATGACACTGCGTCGCCTGCCGGATGAAGATCCACAAAACCTGGCGGATCCTGCCTATCGCCGCCGCCGCATCATTCTTCAGAACATGAAGGATGAAGAGCTGGCGATTGCGCAGGTAGAAGAGATGCAGGCCGTATCCGCCGTACTCAGCGGTAAATACACCATGACCGGGGAGGCATTCGAGCCGGTGGAGGTGGATATGCAGCGCAGCGCCAGAAACAACATTGTTCAGGCAGGCGCTGCGGCCTGGTCCGCCCGGGACAAGGAAACCTATGATCCGACCGATGACATCGAGACGTATGCGGTGAATGCCAGCGGCGTGGTCAACATTATTGTCTTCGATCCGAAGGGCTGGTCACTGTTCCGCTCCTTCAAAGCGGTAAAAGACAAGCTGGATACCCGCCGCGGCTCTAACTCGGAACTTGAGACGGCCCTGAAGGATCTCGGTCAGGCGGTTTCCTATAAGGGTATGTACGGCGATGTGGCAATCGTCGTGTATGCCGGTCAGTACGTTGAAGGGGGTGTGCAGAAGAATTACCTGCCGGATAACACCATGGTACTGGGTAACACACAGGCGCGCGGTCTGCGGACCTATGGCTGTATCCAGGATGTGGACGCGCAGCGCGAGGGCATTAACGCCTCTGCTCGCTATCCAAAAAACTGGGTGCAGACCGGTGACCCGGCCCGTGAATTCACCATGATCCAGTCCGCGCCGCTGATGCTGCTGGCAGACGCGGACGAGTTTGTGTCCGTCAAACTCGCGTAACTTCCACCCGATGGCCCTTCGGGGCCAATTTTTCGGAGTAGCTTCCATGACTGAAAAAGAGACACTCATCGCCCGGCTGAAAGAGCTGGGCAAAATGCTTGGCCGTGACGTGAATACCAGCGGCACCATCCAGGAGCTGTCGATGCGTATTGCTGAGCTTGAAGAGGAGCTGGATGGAGATGCCGGTTCGGTTGACGGTGAAAATGGAGAGGAGAATGCTTCCGGCAGCACCGGCAGCACCGGCAGCACCGGCAGCACCGGCAGCACCGACGGTGATATTGCTGACGCGGCGAAAGAAAAAAAGAAAGCGACCACAACCGATGACCGGATAACAGTAGAAACGCTGGCAACCCTGCATATTGACGCGCTGCATGCCATGCGTAACGAACCGGTCTCCATCGCTGAGCCCGGTGTGATCATTCGCGTATCCGAACAGGATGCAGACGAGCTGATCGCAAAGGGGCTGGCCAGAGAAGTCTGAAGGGGACCGCATGGCTGTTTTCGATAATCTCTTTGACGAGGCCATGTCGCGAGCGGATGGCGCTATCCGCAGTGTGATGGGCGCAGAGGCAAAGGTGATGTCAGGCGCTTTGTCAGGTGTCACCCTGATGGGCGTTTTCGATGATCCAGAGAATATTGGTTATGCCAGTGTGGGGATTCGGGTTGAAGGTACCAGTCCGACCCTGTTTGTGGAAACCGCCACTGTTCAGCAGCTGGAACGCATGGACACCCTGATGATTAACGGGCGGGCTTTCTGGGTTGAGCGAATTGGCCCTGACGATTGTGGATCCTGCCATATCTGGCTGGGTAACGGGAGCCCGCCCGCCGGTACCCGCCGTCGTTAAGGAGGCTGCATGTCCATTAAAGGCCTTGAGCAGGCGATAGAGAACCTCAACAGCATCAGCAAAACGGCCGTCCCGCGAGCGTCGGCACAGGCCGTTAACCGCGTGGCAAACCGGGCCGTCAGCCGCAGCGTGGCAGTCGTGTCGAAAGATACTCGCGTACCGCGAAAACTGGTAAAGCAACGCGCCAGGCTGAGACGTGCGACGGTTAATAAACCCCGCGCGCTTATCCGTGTAAACCGTGGCAATTTACCGGCCATAAAACTGGGTACCGCCAGCGTGCGCCTTTCCCGCAGAAAACGGGATAAGAAAGGGGCCAACAGCGTGCTGCGCATAGGACCGTTCCGTTTCCCGGGCGGATTCATTCAGCAGCTTAAAAACGGTCGCTGGCACGTCATGAGGCGAACAGCAAAGCCCCGTTATCCGATCGAAGTGGTCAGCATTCCTCTGGCAGCCCCTTTAACCACGGCATTTAAAGCTGAGCTGCCGAAGCTCATGGACTCGGATATGCCCAAAGAGCTCCGGGCATCCCTTACAAACCAACTCAGGTTGATTCTGACAAAATGAAGCACAGTGATATCCGACAGTTGATTCTTGACGCGCTGGAAAGCGCGATAGGTACTGACGCCATTTATTTTGACGGCAGGCCAGCAGTGCTCGAAGAGGGAGATTTCCCGGCCGTCGCCGTTTATCTCACCGACGCGGAGTACACCGGGGAAGAACTGGATGCCGATGTCTGGCAGGCCACTCTTCATGTAGAAGTCTTTCTTCCTGCCCAAGTGCCTGATTCGGAGCTGGATGAATGGATGGAAGCGCGTGTTTACCCGGTTCTGGCGGAGATCCCGGGGCTTGCATCCCTTATCACCAACATGGTGCAGCAGGGCTATGACTACCAGCGCGATGATGATATCGGACTCTGGAGTTCAGCCGATCTGAAATATTCCATCACCTACGAAATGTGAGGACGTTATGACCACACCTAACCCGCTGGCACCGACGAAAGGGGCCGGCACCACCCTCTGGATTTACACCGGAAGCGGCGATCCCTACGCCAGTCCCCTTTCGGATGTTAACTGGCTGCGTCTGGCAAAGATCAAGGATCTGCAGCCAGGCGAACTCACCGCCGAGTCAGAGGACGACACCTATATCGATGATGACAACGCAGACTGGGCTTCATCCATGCAGGGTCAGAAATCAGCAGGCGACACGAGTTTTACTCTGGCATGGCTGCCGGGTGAAAGCGGTCAGCAGGACCTGGTGAACTGGTTCGATGACGGCACGGTTAAAGGATACAAAATCAAGTACCCGAATGGCGCCGTCGATGTCTTTAAAGGCTGGGTGAGCAGCCTTGGAAAGACCGTTTCGTCTAAAGAAGTTATGACCCGAACGGCAAAGATCACCAATAACGGCAAACCCTCACTGGCAGAAGACAGCGGTACCGCGGTAATTGGCGTGACGGGTATCAGCCTGGATAAATCCACTGCAGCGGTCGCTGTCGGTGCGACCACGCAACTGGCAGTGACGGTCCTGCCAGCCAGCGCTTCAGATAAATCCTTCCGCGTAGCGAGCAGTGATCCTTCAAAAGCAACGGTCAGCGTCAGCGGTAATATCCTTACCATCACCGGCGTGGCGGCAGGCGCTGTCGAAATCATCGTCATGGGCAATGACGGTAACTTTGTAGCGATCTGCAAGGTCACCGTTTCCTGATAACCGGGGCGCGAGCCCCGTTCTCCGGAGTAAATATGTTTCTTAAAACTGAACTGCTCGAGCATAATGGCAGCAGCGTGACGCTGTATCAGCTGTCCGCGCTGCAGCGCATTGAACACCTTGAGTACCTGAAAGAGCTGGAAGCGGTTGAAGAAGGTGATTTCCAGACCGCTATCACCCTCACCGTGAAAAATGGTGCTTACCTGGTGGCGTTGTCGCTCTGGCATGGTCATACGCTGAAAGGTACGCTTCCTGAGGGCGCGTCAGCGGAAGTGATGAAAATTCAGGATGAAGTCCTGCAGACCTGGCCGACGGAGCTTATTGCTGAAGCGGATTTTAAGGTGAAACTCCTCTCCGGCATGATTGAACCGCAACTGGAGGATCCGCAGGTTGGCATCAGCGAATCTGCAGAGCATGTTACGGCGGAAAAGCTCTCGCCAGTGAGCTGACGTTTGTCCTGAAACTGGCGCGTGAGTTCGGTCGCCCTGACTGGCGCGCCATGCTTGCTGGCATGTCCTCTACGGAGTATGGCGACTGGAAAATTTTCTACCGGGATAATTTCTTTCATGATGCGCAGCTGGACGCCCATTTCTCCGGCCTGCTCTACACCATTTCAACCCTGTTTTTTGCCGACCCGGAGCTGACGCCTGCCAGCTTCAGCATTCTTTCACCTGTATCTGAACCCGTTGATGTAGCAGAGCCGGACGACGATGCGCTGATGGCGAAGGCGGAAGGTATTTCTGGAGGTATACGCTATGGCCCAGACGGCAGTCGGTGATCTGGTCGTTAATCTTGACGTCAACTCGACGAAATTTAACGAGCAGATCAACTACGTCAAAAAAGAATTCAGGCAAACGGGAGACGCGGCGAACGATTCTGCTTTGCGGATCCAGCAGTCATTCAGCCGTCAGGAGAGCGCTGCCCGCAAGGCAGGCATCTCTGTTGGTCAGTATAACGCGGCGATGCGCATGCTCCCGGCGCAGTTCACCGATATCGCCACGCAGCTGGCGGGCGGCCAGAGCCCGTGGCTGATCCTTCTCCAGCAGGGCGGACAGGTTAAAGACTCCTTTGGCGGGGTTATTCCAACATTTCGTGCACTGTTGGGATCTATCTCGCCGGTTATGCTTGGTATTGGGGCGCTCTCTTCAGCGACGGGGGCGCTGTTGTATACCTGGTATGCCGGGTCGTCCACACTCTCCGACTTCAACAAAACACTGGTGCTCTCCGGTAACGCTTCGGGGCTGACTGCCGATCGAATGCTCACGCTGGCGCGAAGCGGCCAGTCTGCCGGTCTTACGTTTAATCAGACGAGCAAGGCACTGACGGAGCTGATCAACGCTGGCGTGCGTGCCGGTGCCCATTTTGACGACATGAGCCAGGCCGTTGCCCGCTTCACCGAAGCATCGGGTGTACCAGTCGATAAGGTTGCCGCTGCGTATGGCAAGCTGACAACTGACCCGACATCCGGGCTCATTGCAATGGCCCGGCAATTTCACAACGTGACAGCCGAGCAGATAGCACATGTTGCCCAGTTGCAGCGTGCCGGTGATGAAGCCGGGGCACTTAAGGCGGCAAACGACGCGGCCACCGCCGGATTCAACGATCAGACCAAATCCATCCGCGACAATATGGGGTCGATTGAAACTGCTGCCGATACGCTGAAACGCGCTTTCAAGTCGATGTGGGATGCGGCGCTTGATGTCGGTCGGCCCGATACCGCGCAGGAAATGGTGGCAAAAGCACAAGCCGCTTTCAAAAAGGCCGATGAAATCTGGAACCTGCGAAAGGGTGATCGTTATGTGAATGATGAGGCCCGTGCCCGGTTCTGGAATGACCGCGAAACGGCCAGACTGGCGCTGGACATGGCGCAGCAGCAGGCGGGGATTTCCAGAGCGAACGAGGAGAATGCCTCCCGCGAAGCGGCTGCGGAATCTGATCGCCAGAAGTATGCTGCGCAGGCACAGGCAAACTATGCCAAAACGCAGACTGCACTGGAGAAATACACGGCCAGGCAGGGCGAGCTTAACAAGGCTCTGAAAGATGGGCGGATCCTGCAGGCGGATTACAACATCAACATGGCGGCGGCCAAAAAGGAGTATGAGGACTCCCTGAAAAAACCAACGAAAGGAAGGGTGCCCGGTGGCGCAAAACTCACCGACAGCACCAGTGCGCAGACACTGGAGCTGCAGACTCAGCTTGAGGTTTTGCGTCAGCACAGTGATATCAATGACACGATTAGCCAGCAGCGCCAGCAGTTGTGGAAAGCGCAGGCCAGATTCACGGTCCTTGAACAGGCTGCCAGAACCCGGGCGCTGACGGGTGATGAAAAGTCCCTGCTCGCCAGCAAGGATAAGGTGCTCGCGCAGGCTGAAATCAATGCAAAACTGGGTGACCAGATCGTCACGCAGGAACGTCTCAATCGACTGCAGGACACATCGCAAAAATACGTTACCCAGATGGGTGAGAAAACCCGGGCGCTGGCGGAAAGCGCGGGGATGAGCAGTCGTGCTGCACAGCGGCGCAATGAAGAGGCTCAGTTACTACAGGGCTGGAAAAATGGCGGCGGGTCTGAAAAAGATCAGGGCTACCAGAAAGAGCTGCAGGCGCTACAGGGATATTATCAGGAACAGGATAAAGTGCGCGGTGACTGGCTCTCTGGTGGAAAATCCGCCTGGGCTGATTACGCCGATTCTGCGGGTGACGCGTACGGCCAGATGAAAAATGTCGCGGCCAGTACCTTTGACGGAATGACGCAGAATCTTGCGGACATGCTGACCACCGGTAAAGCAAAGTGGGGTGACTTCACCCGCTCAACGCTTTCGATGCTGGCGCAAATCGCCCTTAAACAGGCGGGAGTAGGGATCGTGGGCGCTGTCAGTTCGGCTATCGGATTTGCCGGGGGCGGCTATACCGGATCGGGCGGTAAATATGAACCTGCCGGGGTGGTGCATCGTGGGGAGTTCGTTTTTACAAAAGAGGCGACCAGCCGGATCGGGGTGGGGAATCTGTACAGCATGATGCGCGGTTACGCGTCCGGCGGGCTGGTCGGTGGCGGCAGAATGCCCGCTGCGGCCACGGGAGGGATCAGCGTTTATGCACCGGTCAGCGTCAGTCAGCAGGGTGGTGGCGAGTCCAGCCAGGCAGACACCATCGGAACGGCGCGGCAGCTTCAGGGCATTGTTCAGCAGACCATCACTGACCGGCTTAAAAAGGAGATGGGGCCGGGTGGTGTACTTTACCCAAGGAGGTAGCAGTGACAGACACATTCAGCTGGCGCACCCGTAAATCAGCCCGGGGAACAGAAAGCGCCCGGACGCTTCAGTCCCAGTTTGGCGACGGGTATAAACAGGTCGCCGGAATGGGGCTCAATGACAGGTCCGAAGTCTGGGATCTTGACTGGTCGGGAACACGAAACGAGGCCGCAGTGCTGCGTGCGTTCCTTATGTCGCACATCACAAAATCGTTCTGGTGGACGAACCCCTGGGGGGAGAAGAAGCTCTACCGGATGAGGGCTGATTCCTTCAGTGTTTCGTTCCCCTCCGGGAAAAAAGCGACTGTAGCGTTCACGTTCGAGCAGTCCTTTGCTCCCTGATTATCTTCAAAACCAGAATGACTGACCGCCTTCGGGCGGTTTTTTTATGGGGTGAATATGAGTTTCACGCAGGATATACAGCAGCTGGAGCCGGGCCAGCTAGTCCAGTTGATTGAAATAGACGGCACCGAATTTGGCATGGATACCGTCCTGCGCTTCCATGCCCACAATATTGCTTCTGCAGGCTGGGCTGCATTCGCGGCTGACAACCTCCCTGCCATTATCTGGCAGGGTCAGCAGTACGACCCTTACCCTTACGAGCTGAAAGGCCTGGAGCTGTCCAGCACCGGTGCGCAGCCCACACCCACGCTTTCCGTGTCGAACGTCGGCAACTATGTGACTGCGCTGTGTCTCGAGTACGACGACCTGGCGAGGGCAAAGGTGAAGATCCACACCACGCTGGCGAAATATCTCGACGCGGCCAACTGGACAGCCGGCAACCCGAACGCCAGCCCGGCGGACGAGCGCGTGCAGCTTTTTTACGTCAACGCCAAAACCGCTGAAACGCGGGTGCAGGTCGACTTTGAACTGTGCTCACCCTTTGACATACAGAACCTGCAGTTGCCCACCCGGCAGATCACGCCAGTCTGCACCTGGTGCACGCGCGGCTGGTACCGCACCGGTACCGGGTGCGACTACAACGGGAACCGCTATTTTCTTAAGGATGGCACCCCCACGGACAACCCGGCGCTGGATATGTGCGGCGGCCAGATGCAGGACTGCGAAGCGCGGTTCGGGACGGGTAACCCGCTGCCGTTCGGCGGCTTCCCGGCGGCAAACCTTCAGGGTAAATAACCATGCGAAAAAAACTGATGGAAGCGATCCGCGCCCACGTCGCTGCGGAATATCCGAACGAGGCCTGCGGCGTGGTGGTGCAGGCCGGGCGGGCGCAGCAGTACATTCCGTGCCGCAATATTTCAGCAACGCCCACTGAGGCCTTCACGATCTCGCCAGAGGATAAGCTGGCAGCGTCGGAGCAGGGCGAAATCATTATGGTTATCCACTCCCACCCGGATGTGGTGCAGCTCGTGCCGTCCGAAATGGACAGGGTGCAGTGCGACTGGTCCGGGGTGGAATGGGGCATCATGAGCTGGCCGGACGGTGATTTCTGCACGCTGGCACCCCGTGAGGACCGGGACTACGCCGGGCGGCGCTGGGTACTGGGCTTTGCTGACTGCTGGGCGCTGATCCGTGAGTGGTACCAGCGCGAGCACGGCATTACCCTGGGCGATTACTCGGTACCGTACGAGTGGTGGGAGCAGGGCGAAAATCGCTACGACGATAACTGGGAGGCGGAGGGCTTTATCCAGGTGGACCCCACTGATATGCGTCACGGCGATATGATCATGATGCGCATACAGGCGTCGGTAACCAACCACGCGGCCATTTACCTCGGTCGCCACGAGTACCAGGACAATATCATGCTGCATCATAATTTCGGCAACCTGTCTGCCCGGGTGCCGTACGGCAAATATTACCGCGACCGCACCGTTCGTGTGGTCCGACACAGGGAGCTGATGAATGCTGAAAACACTGATTCTTGAAGGCCGTATGGCGAAAAAGTTCGGGCGCGAACACCAGTTTCACGTTGAGGATCTGCGCGAGATGCTGCGCGCCATGTCCAGCCAGGTCCCGGGCTTTAAACGCTACCTGTCAGAAGGACATATGCAGGGGATCCGCTTTGCCTTCTTCAATGGTAAAAACAACATCGGTCTTGATGAATTCGACATGACCCGCAGTGGCACGGTGTACCGGATTTCGGCCATTACCGAAGGTTCAAAGCGCGGCGGTGTGCTGCAGATCGTTATCGGGGCGGTGGCTCTCGTGGCCGCGTATTTTACCGCGGGTGCCTCGCTGACGGCGATAGGTCTGAGCACGGCTGCCGCAACCGCGACAACAACGGCCCTGACGGGTCTCGGCCTGTCGATGATGCTGGGCGGAGTGGTGCAGTTGCTTACCCCACAGCCGAAATACAACGTCGGTGCCTCGTCCAGCACGGACAACAAACCCAACTACGCCTTTGGCGCGCCGGTGAATACCGTGGCTGTAGGTTATCCGGTACCTGTGTTTTTTGGTGAGCGCGAGATCGGCGGGGCCGTCATCAGCGCGGGGATCTTCTCCAGCGACCAGCAGTGAAATTTATTGTCAGCTACAGGTCACCTCCGGGTGGCTTTTTTTATGGGTGAAATATGCGACTTCCCGAAGATGAAACCCTTATTCAGGGACGTAAAGGCGGTGGCGCTAAACAGCACACTCCTGTTGAGGATCCGGATGACCTGCTGTCGACAGCAAAATTAAAAATGCTGCTGGCGATCGCAGAAGGTGAAATTCAGGGTGAGCTGACGGCACAGAACATCTTCCTTAACGACACCCCGCTGGCGAACGCCGACGGCAGCTACAACTTCACCGGCGTGAAGTGGGATTTTCGCCCGGGCACTCAGGATCAGGACTACATTCAGGGATTGCCTGAGGTCGACAACGAAATGTCGGCCAACGTGACCGTCACCACCACCGCGCCGTGGACACGCCAGTTCTCAAACCTGATGCTGGATGCCGTGCGTATTAAGCTGAGCCTGCCTGTCCAGTACACCTATAAAGACAACGGCGATATGGTCGGCACGGTCACGGAGTACGCCGTTGATCTCTCGACTGATGGTGCTGCCTGGCAGACGGTGGTTAACGGCAAATTCGACGGAAAGACAACCACGGAATACCAGCGCGACATCCGCATTGACCTGCCAGCAGCAACCACCGGCTGGGCGGTGCGGGTACGTCGCATCACACCTGATTCAGTGGGTAATTCAAAACTGATAAACGCCTTCAAGGTGTTCTCGTTCGCTGAGGTGATCGACAGCAAGTTACGCTATCCCAATACAGCGCTGCTATATATCGAGGTCGATGCCAGCCAGTTTACCAGTGGCGCGCCGAAGGTGACCTGCAGGCCGAAGGGCAAACTGGTACATGTCCCGGACTCCTACGACCCGGTTACGCGCACCTACAGCGGCACCTGGTCCGGTGGCTTCAAAATGGCCTACACCAACAACCCGGCCTGGGTATTTTACGATCTGGTGCTGGATGAGATTTACGGCATGGGCATCCAGCTGGGCATTGACGGCACAGGGGCATCAAACTTCCTGATTTCTGCCGACACGTTCGCGGTTTATAACCCGACGACGAACGGGCAGGAGCTGGTGTTTGCTTCGACCGGCGGCCAGATGTTCATGCGTTCGGTGTTCATCCAGGACGGTTCTATCGACAACGGCAAGATCGGGAATTATATCCAGTCCAGCAACTGGGACGGGACCGGCAATGTCGGCTGGCATATCAATAAATCCGGGTATGCCACGTTTAACGGCGTGACCGTTCGCGGGACGATCTATGCCACTGACGGGATTTTTAAAGGCAGAGTTGAGGCGACCAGTGGGAGCTTTAAAGGTTCTGTGGAAGCGACATCCTTTGTTGGTGATGTTGCTAACACAGGGGTGTACCCGGATGCCAGTGCTCGATCAGATAGCGCTGTTTCAACAAGCATACCAATGGTCTATATGGACTCCAGCAATAGCGTTTTAAGTAAAAACGCGATTGTGGATGCTCTAATATATGTGAGAGGACTCGTAGGCGCAGTTGTGGCCACTGTTCAGGTGACTATTGCAGGCAACGTCCGAACGTTCACTTATGACGTTCCTGTAGGTGGGGTATGGTTCTCCGCCAAACATGCAGTTACTGGTCTGGGCGGGCAGCGCATCGAAGCCAGTATCGTTCTCAGCTCTGGCAACGCTACAATGAGAATCACTGCTGCAACAATGACCGTGACTCGCGGTACCGGCTCCTTCTCCTGATCCCCACAACATCAAACATCCAACCCAGCTCCGGCTGGGTTTTTTATTTTAAGGACATCACGAATGGCCACACTTGATGACGATTTGGCGAAAGCCGTCACAGAAGGGTTTCGCCTGGCGCAAGGCAGTATCATCAACCAGGACCTGATTTTATCGGGTACCGGCGATGTCACCGTAACCCTGGCAGACGGCTCGAAAAAGACGGGTCCCAGCTGGTCAAAGCTGATCGCCCAGGCCGGTGCGGCAGGAGCCAGCGCCGCTGCAGCGGCAGCATCAGAGAAAAATGCAAAGACCTCAGAGACGAACGCGAATTCGTCTAAGACCGCAGCGGCAAGCAGCGCTTCAGCAGCCAAGACCAGTGAAACGAATGCCAAAACCTCCGAGACGAACGCAAAAACGTCTGAGACGAATGCCAAAACTTCGGAGAACAACGCGGCCGCCAGCGCCAGCAGTGCCGCAGCATCACTGGCGGCCGCGCAGAAACTTACGTCTGTACCCTATGAGGCAGCGCCGTTTCCTGATGTCTGGTTGCCGCTGAATGATGACATGCGCCTGCTGGCGGGTTCCGCGCCTTATGACCGGCTGACGATTTCTGGACAGATTCTGGAGTTGCCGACAAAATCAGGAACCATTATCCGCACAACCACAGGAACTTATTTCGATAAAGCAGGGTCGATGAGGTTAGCCGATATTAACGAGCCTCGTTTCGAGAAAGAGGGGCTTTTAATTGAGCCTCAGATTACAAACCTGTATACGTATTCAGAGCAGTGGGGCGCAGGTTCACGAGTTACCACAACGAATAATAGCGGCGACTCGCCTCGTGGCGATAAAACGATGGCGCTTATAGTTGAGGATACTGCGAGTTCTGAACATTATACGCAAGACCGTAACATCACTTTAACTGCCGGAACGATTTACTGTTATTCGGTATTTGTTAAAGCTCATACAAATTCTCGTCTTTTATATTTACGCGTCGCAACGGGAACGACATCGGGCGTATTCTTTGACCCGGTTGCAGGAGCCTTCGTTGGTGGTGCTGTCGGTGCTCAATACCTTGATCGTGGTTTTGAAGACCTCGGAAATGGTCTTTACCGTGTTTGGATGGCAGTTACAGCCGGGGCTACTCAGAGTAGCGTTTTCCGTCTGCAACTAGCGAAAGACGGTGTAACCGCAAGCTATGTCGGTGATGGTGTCTCTGGTTTATATGTCTGGGGGGCACAGGTAGAAGATAGCCCGTTCCCTACATCGTACATCCCAACGATAGCGGCCACGGTTACGCGTGGGGCTGATTACTGGCAAATCCCGAAAGAAAACTGTGGATATAATTCTCTGGCAAATCTATTTAATCGGACTTTGGCATTTGAGTTTTCCCCAAAGTATTTCCAGGATGCCGCTGGTTATATTGAAATCGTTAAGGTTCAAGGCCCTAGTAATGATATTGTTTGCCGATGGGTTAATGACAACACATTAAAAGCATATCGCAGCAGCGGTGCTATAAGTGTGCCTTGTAAAAAAGGCGAAAGCGGGGTGTTCGCACACGCAATCGAAGGTAACAAAGTATCAACGTTCTACGGGGGTAATACTTCTTCCGCTGATAACGTACAGCCTAACGGCACAACGCAATCCGTTTCTTATATAGGGAACTCAAATCAAACCACATCCGTGAGATTTGTTTATCACATTCGAAATCTGCGCATCTGGCACCGCCTGCTAACCCTTAACCAAATTAATGGACTCCGCTAATGAGAGATTTATACCTGCGCTTTAATGACGCCGACGAAATGCGTACGCATTTAATCGCGGCGGGGTTTATGGATGATGAGGGGCAGGGTGGTTTTTATCACCCGGATATCAGCCTGGATATCGTTGGCGTTATCACTGTCCCTGCTGAAGTTATCAATCCCGGTGAACAAAACGAAATTATCAAGTACACCACGGAGCCAGGTTATCACGTCAATTTGCGGGTCATGAATGACTTGCTCGATTTATCCGGGCTGAACGACTTTGTGGTTACACCGAAAACACCGGCTCGCGTCTGGGCGTAAGGAGTTAAGTTATGGCAATGAGAAAAGACAGCATTACTCTGACCACTGCGGAGATTTCGGACCTGGGCACGGCCGCCAGGAAGGATGTTGGGGCAGCGAAGGGGCAGGTGATAACAGTGGGCGATACGCTGGGAATAGGTGATCCCGTCGTTACTGTCCCGACGTCAGCTCAGGAGAAGGGCGCTCATTACGCATATTATGACGGGAACACCGGGTATGGTGGCTCAGGCGTGGAACTCAAGCACGTTCTCAGGGCTTCATCTGCTGCAACAGGCGGCCTCTCAGTAATCAGGATGATCAATTACTTCAACCGGGACAGGAAGGTTGTAGGGGTTGCATGCTTTGGTGCGTCTGAAGAGTGGAGGGTTAATTTCTATCACTCAGGGAATACAACCCAGGCTGCCGATGGAACCTTAAAAGCAGCCTCGCCAGTCATCCGCCTGTTTCATGACGGCCGGGCAGTCTGCAACGAAGAATCTGAGGGGTGCGCAGTCGAGCGACTGGGCGTAGGGGAGTATCTGATAAGGGGCTGCATAGGGCTGAATTCAGATGCGGCCTGGGGTGGGGTTGATGGCGGGTTCGATATACCCAAAGACCGTAACCGGCAACCGCTTATCTGGCTGGATTATAAAGTTAACCCGGACGGCTCAGTGCTGGTAAAAACCTTTCACCGTACCCACCCTGATGCTCCGGCGTTCGCCAGAAATGAGATCTCCGGGATTTCCGAAGGCGACCCGGTTGATATCCCGGTCGATCAGTTCGTCTCTGTCCGTGTGGAGATGCCGGTGGACAGCATCTGGAATCAGCGCCAGTTGGAGGCCGCGGCTGCTATGGCTGAAACAGTCCCAGAAGAACAGCCGGATGTTCAGCCGTAATTATCATCAGCTGTCTCAGCGAACAACTCAGGATAGAAAAAAAGCCCGCACGGGAGCGGGCATAACTCCCTTAGCTTTGTTATTAATCCTGCGTTCATGACGCAGGTAAGGAACATATCGGCAGCATTTGCCATAACTTTAACAATGCAATTTCATAGATTGTCGACTGGCCAACGGCACAAGCGGAAATGGAGGGGCATGTTCTGCTGGTTAAATGTTATGGCCGAACGCAGTTTGCGAAACTCAGGGGAAGGGCGTTAATCACGGATGACGGCGAGGCGATAGAAGGTGACGCAGTGGAAGAGGTCGAAGTCATGGGCAGGGTGACGTTCTTTATCAACAGCACGGATGATGGCATCCCGGTGTAAGATGCCGTTCATACCTGTCCGCTAAAAGGCCACCTGATAAATTCTCGTACGAAGTATCGACTCTTTTCGTGATTTAACATGACTTTAACTGAATAGCTCGATACACATGTCTTCAAAGCAGAAACTGAATGATGATATTGTGAATAAGATATTTTCGACAACGTTATAAGCGAATTCAAGGGACTTAACCTAAATTGAATTGTGTCAATGTGCAGGTACGCACTAACATATAAACGATAATTAATAGCGCAGCAATTCTCTGGGGGTTGTTATAAAAATGGAAGAACTTAAATCAAATTCAGTTTCAGACCGCGATTATAATCCCGTCTACGCATCTGCCTCTTCGGGCGATGTTGACGCCCAAATTAAACTCGGAAAAATGTACCGTGACGGCGACGGAGTTGAAAAGGATGGTAAAAAGGCCGTTGAGTGGCTGACAAGAGCTGCAGAACAGGGTAGGTCAGATGCCCATTACTTTTTGGCTGTCATATATGCAACGGGAAACGGAGTCCCTCTGAGCTATTCAAAAGCCCTGGAGTGGTTCAAATTTCCGTTAGATCAGGGCGACTCGGATACTCAGGTTTACGTGGGGTGGCTACACGAAAATGGATTTGGGGTTCCTAAAGATAATTCAAAAGCTGCGGAATATTACGCACTTGCAGCAGAACAGTGTAATAGCTCTGCCCAATATTATCTAGGCACCTTTTACGAGCATGGATTAGGGGTGCCCAAAGATGAAAATAAGGCATTCGAATATTATACATTGTCTGCGCAACAAGGGGATAGCGATGCCCAGGCGAATTTAGGGGCAATGTACATTGCCCGTCATGACTATGAAAAAGGCAAAGACTATCTTCGCATGGCTGGTGAGAATGGCAACCAAAGGGCTCTTGAAACGCTAAAGAAAATTGAAGCAGTTCAAGAAAAACACAGAATCGAAGACAGTGTCAGGAAAATCACTTGTCCTTTCTGCGGGAAAAAAAGTGTTTGGAAGGCGAAGTATTGCCACGGCTGCACAGCCCGGATTACGTACGAACCTATAAGAGAATATGAATGGATAGGTATAGGTCTCGGTATTATTTTCGCTGTAGTTGGTATTGCAATCGATCCGAATCATATCGGCATGGTACTATTTTATGCCTTCATTATATGGTGGCTATCCATCATGCTCGGTAAATTTTTTGGTAAACAAAGAGCCATGTTCAGCAAAGACTAAGTCTTCGGCCTCACAAATCGATTTTATTTTCCTCTGATTTGAGCAGTGAGTTGCAAGCTGGCAAAATTTCTGAAGTAAAATTTGTTGCTCTAAGACAACAATTAAAAACTTACTGAGCGTACACGTGCGCCACGTTTTTCGTCGTCACTGTCCCAGCGAGAAAAGATCCCAGCCGTGAAGATTCCCCCTTCGCGGCTTCTTTTCAGCAAAATGTCGAGACGCCCGAACAACGAAAATTTCGTGAATAGCAGCTCGTCTTCATGACCAAAATGGAGCGAGACAAACCTTTTCTTGCTGACGTGTATCTTGCATCAACTTCTGGCACAAAACGTCCCACCATTGGAGCTACAGTTAAAGACCAAATCTGCAACAATCCACATATCGATCTCTTTAAACATCATTTCTAAAATGCGATTCAGCTTTTCAAGGTAGCTTTTGCTGGCATCTCTGTTTAATCCGTTCGCTTGCATCGATTTGTACGGCGGGCGAACGCAATTTGCGAAGCTCAGGAGAAAGGCATTAATCACGGATGATGGCGAAGCGATCGAGGGAACAGCTGCGGATGAGGTTGAAGTGCTGGGGCGGGTGACTTTCTTCATCAACAGCACAGATGTGGATGACATACCCACTATATGAGGCTGTAGCGCTCATCAAACCCAAGGAATTATGTTCTGCAAAACTATTTTTTAATATCCAAAAATCAACAGCTTAAATAGTTGGTATTTATCGATAAATTTAGCGCTGAATTTCGTGAAAAGTTCTTATGCATCAGTCTGATAATTTAATATCAGAATACTACCGGTCTGGTACATGGATATCGACACCGAAGTGCGCTTTAAGGCGGGGGATCAGCAGCAAAATATCAATACCCG